ATAGGGACTTGAGAAGATTTTCTCGGCCTATGAAATCAGCCGCGCCCGCTGGCTGGCGGACGGCCTTGGCGTGTGCCGGCGGCTCGCTCTGCCGCAATCGCGTCTGCTCGCTCTCGAAGCTCAATGGCGTCATAGACGGGGCATCGTTTGCCAAATCTATGGTCTGACCAGATTTCTCTCTCGCGGGCCAGCTGCCGCAGATAGCCCACGCCAACGCCCAGGATCTCGGCGGCCTCAGTGGTGCCTACCAGTTCCCGCTCTGTCTCCGTTGCCGTGTCCATGGCAAGGAGTTTAGCGGGTTGTCCAGCGGGTGTCCGTTTTTTCTTTGCCATGTTTCCAGTTCACGCAGTCCGATCAATCATACGGATTAACTCGCCTTGCCTGCTGTACTGGAAACGCTGTACAGTAGATTTGCGGCGATCTTTCTAACGGATGGGGTGTAGATTGAACATCTGTACAGTATCCGGTAGCATCGCCCTTTTGACTAGGAAAAGGGAGGCGAACGATGACGCTCAGAGAGTTGTTTGTTGATAGGGTGGCCCCGTTAAAAGGGCTTTCTGATCGCTCGGTGGTCATGTACCTGAGCACGCTGGACAGGTTCCGCGACTTCCTCGGGCACGAGCCGACAGTGGACGATCTTGAGGATTTAACGGCCGCGAAGTTTCTGCGGTGGCGGCAGGCTACTCAGCACAGCAAGTGGAAGAAGATCTCGCCGGCCTCGCTGGCGAAAGACAGCGCTCACCTGCGGAGTTTGTGGAGTTGGCTGGCGAAAAAGCGGTGGAAACGCAGCAACGGCGAACTGGTGGAGTTCCCAGACTACGCCCGGCCTCGCGTCCCTAAGCCCGTTCCGAAGGCTTTCCGGGCCGATGAGCTTGCAAGGCTTGTCGATACCGCCCGGCACCGGAAAGGCACCGTAGCGGGCAAGCCAGCGGCTTGGTATTGGGTGACCAAAATTCTGGCGATGTTTCAGACGGGCGAGCGCATCGGCGCTGTGCTCGAGCTCCGTTGGTCTGAGGTGGATCTGGAGCAGCACACGCTCACGTTCCTGGCTGCCACCCGCAAAGGGCACAGAGAGACGATTACACGGGCGATCACGCCGGAACTGGCCAAGATGCTGGCCATGCAGCAAGGGGCTCCTAGCGAGCGTGTATGGCCTTGGGTGGAGGATCGTGAGTTCCTGTCGATCTACGGCAGTCTGCGTGTGCTGTGTCGCACAGCGGGGGTGCCGTACCACCCGTTTCATTCAATCCGGAAAAGCACAGCGAGTTATCTGAAGCGGGCAGGAATCTCAGCCAAGAAACAGCTTGGTCACAGCAGCGAGGAGATGGCCGAAACCCACTACTACGACGAGGAGATCACGGGACGCGAAAGCAACCTGGACTACCTGCCAGACATTTCTCAGCGGCCGGAAGACAGGCCCGACGCTGGGCCAGGCAAGCCAAGGTAGGATACTTCTTCGCCCTGCGGAGTGGTGCAAGTTGGTCTTCAGGCGGCCGTAATCACTCGGTGCCTATGGCCAGCGCGGAAGTAGCATCCTGAGAAAATCGGGAGATGCGGGTGCAAATCCCGCCTCCGCAGCGGCTTTTGCATGACAGGCACAGGAGAGCGGCCGGGGTGAAAGGTTAAGGCCCCAGCCGCTCAATCCTGGCCCGGATCAGTAAGAAACCGGCGGCTCGTTTTCTTTCATGGCCGCAGCCACCGCCAGCAGCTGCCACTCGGCTTTGAGCCGTTGCACTTCTTGCAACAAGTGAATCACGTAGCCGGCCAGCGTTCCGCTTGTGCCCGTGTACGCACCCTGGAAGCGGCGGGCGGCCTGCTCCATCGTCGCAAGGTATTCGGGCGTCAGCGGCTCAATCGATGTAGTCATCGGCGTAGTCCCCTATCACCTCAGCCACATGCGTTAGCAGCAGGGCCGGAAGCCCGATAGCAATAGCAAGGATGGATAAGGCCCACGCGGCAGCGTTACGCATTCTTGCCCTCATCGAAAAGCACGATCGCCAGCAGGCTATACGCCGCGAGATCCAGCAGCGTGTCACGCACGCCTTCGTGGACGAGCCGGCCCGTCTTGCAGAACGTTTTCAGCCGCTGCACTTTGTCAGCCACGCGAACCATGCAGCCGCGCCAGGCTTCGATGCCGACGAACTCAGCGCCCTGGCGGATGTTGGCTAGCGGGTCGCTCTCGCTCCCGTAGTCCTGCGACTTGCTCAGGTGCAGCTGCCGCAACTCCTCGAGCAGTTCCAGAAACGGGAGCGATCCGGGCCGCTGCTCGTGCGCGATGCCGTCGCCGGCCAGACGCTCCAGGGCTTCGTCTAGTTCGTCTTGCGACAGGCCAGCCCGGTGCAGGTGGTGCTCGTGCAGCAGATGCTCAATGTATGGCTCATCAACGTGTTGCGTTTCCTCGGTACTTGCATCAATGTGCCTAGGTTCTGTCGCCTCCTGAGACACGTCGTACCACTCCTCATGCGGCTTGCCTGCCGCCTGGGCCTCGCGGCGAATCTGCACAGCAGCACGCAGCAACTCGTTGGCGTCTTCAATCGTGGTTGTCATGGTTTCCCTTTCTTTCGTGATTCGCGAATTGCGAAAGCAGCAGTCTGCGTCCCGCGTCAAGCCGTCCGCACCGTGCCGTCGCTCATCACTCGGAAGTTTTGCACGTCAAAGGCACCGCCCTTGTGAACGGTGGCCATGGCAAATCCCCAGTTCCACCGATTGATGCGTGCGTAATCGGGCCGCAAGTCGCATAGGCACCCGGTGCTCCACGTTGCTGTCTCTCGGTGCCACATATCGGATTCGGCATGATTACTCGTGCGGTGCGAATGGCCAACAAGTCCAGTCGAGCCAGTCCGCAGGAACACGCCACGGGCCACGTTTACCGGCGCTGCAAAACCGCTTGGCAACTCGTGGCCGTGCAGCACTGGAAGCTTTCCCAGCATGACGGGCCGCTTGTCCTCAACGAGCGTGACGCCGTGCTTGTCTAAGTCCAGCCACACACCAAGGCTCATGCGGCGATCGTCGCTGATCTCCGCTGCGTGCTGCCACAGCCAGTGCGTCCACCTCTCTTCGTGGTTCCCAAGCTTGTAGACAATCGGAATGGCAGGGAACGTGTGCCGCACGTACTCAATGAACGTCCGCACCGCCTCGAGCTCGCCCTTAAAGTCCCGCTGCGACGGGTCTTTCATGTACCGGCTGATGGCGTAGAAATCCGCAATGTCGCCATTCAACAGCAGACCAGACAGGTTCTGATCCTTGAGAAAGCCGATGGCCGCAGCCACGGCGATCTCAGAGTGATACGGCACATGCACGTCACTGATGATGCCAACAGGCCCGAGCACGTTCATGACGTGCGGCGTCCACGTCCCTGCCATGCTCTTGGGCATCGCTCGCTGCTCGCCCGCTTCTCGCTTTGGCCGTGGACTCACGGACTTCACCTGTTTTCGGTTTTTGACGCCGTTGACGCCAAACTGGCGAGAGATCCGTTTGCGGGCCTGGTCAATCGTCAGCGCACCGTTGGACTCACGCACCAGGCGTCGGGCCAGCGTCCTTGCAGGGGCGTCTGGGTGCTTGCGGCAGAGCTTCTTGGCTAGGTCAGTGATCACGTCACCCGCCATCGTTCACCTCCTTGTAGCCGAGCATCGTGAGCACTCGCCTCTGCACGCGGGCGGCCTCGGTGATCGCCTCTTCGCTGATGTTGGGTCCGAGACTCGCGTGGAGCAGTTCGTGCAGGATCGTCTCAAGCCTTTCCCCGCCGCGAAGCTTTTCGTCAATCAAGATGCGGGGTCGCTTGGCGTTGTCAAAGAATGTCCAGCCGCATGCGCCACCCTTGAGCCGCGTGAAACGCAACAGCCAACGCTTGCCGTCAATCGTGACGTGGTGATCGTCTGCCACGGCTCGCCCTTTCGCTTACCACCGTAGCGGGGGCGTCAACCAATGCCGATGCGGCGGCCAAGTTCGTTCAGCTGCTCCTGACGCTTGTTGCATCCGCAGTCGCCGCCAGCCAGGGCAGAGACACGCTCTTTGGTAATGCCAATCGCGGAGAGCCCGGCGGCCACCATGTCGCCTAGGCCGGGCTTTGGCGGCTCTAAGACGCCAGCGTGACACAGTTCGGTCAGCATTTTGTTTGCTGACTCTCGAAGTGATCCGTGATGCTTGTAGCCGTCCTTTGCCACTCGAGGGTACGAAAGGTGGTCAATGTCTACCTCAAACACGCCGCCGCCCAAGTGATTTGTGAGGCACGGGCGTATCTCATCTGCGGTGTAGCCACGCTGTGCGGCACGAAACGCAACGTCAAAGGCACGAAGTTTCATGGTGCGCCAAGTACAGTTAGTTCGGGAGTTGTGTACTTACACGGGTCAAAACATCCGGTGCCGCCGCATGTGTCATCTGTGGTGAAACCAAACAAATCCATAGAAATGTCTGGCGCGCTGCCGTCGTAACATTGCGACAAATAGCAGTCGTACAACTCAGAAGTGTTTAGGATTTCAAACTCAAAAAAGCCCCCAAAGCCATCTTCCCTGAATCCGACACCAGTAAACTGAACACTAATCCAGAAATGCTGCTTGTACCCACATGCAGAAGTTGGATTGCCAGGGAAAATGTATACGCTGATGGATTTGCTGGTGGCTTGCGTGTAACTTGCAATTCCTTCTCCGTACCGGCCGGTGGTGTCGCAAACCTGGAAGTCTACGTTCTCGGTGGCGTAGTAGGAGTCCACGCCGCCTTGAATCACTCGCTCCGTAGTTAGCCCGCACCACTCAAAGACAAGCGTGATGGTTGGTGTTGGGTCAGGTACCGGAAACTGGCTGCCGGTGCATTCGTCTCCTTCGTTAAGAACGCGAAACCCAGTCTCGTCGCAGCAGCACTGCGGGCCAGGAGGAGGAGCACCGCAACAGCAACCTGCGCTAATCCCTAACGCCCCGGCCTTTTGAATCAGTTTGCCGTTTTGCACGTACAGCGGCATGGCTACCTCAGGCGGTGGCGCACGTAGCGACGGCGACAGAGAACGACTGCGTAGCCGTGGACACAGCGCCGAAGGGTTTTGTCGTGAACTGCAGGGCCGCCGTGGTCAGATTCACGTCAGTCACGGCGTAGTTCATGTCCCACTGCCAGTTGATGAGCCGCCAGGCGGTGCCCTCTCGCCCAATGACGCAGTTCCGAGTGCCAGCACTGGGCAGATTCATCAAGTCGTTGGTGGCGTTTGCCGTGCCTGTCATGTATTTGTAGGTGACGTTCTTCGTGCCACCGATTGACCACGAGCCGGTAAACGTGGCTGTGCGAAACAAAGCGATGCCGCCAAACTGCGGATGGTCAAAAGTCAGCCCCGGCTGGTTCCGGTCCCCGGCCTCGACGGTGCGAACCGCCTTGGCAATCCGCTGCGCCGCCGGGCGAGAGAACGACACAAACGACTTGCCAGCCGCCTGCCCTGCGCCGTTGCTTGCTCCCTGCTCAGACACGCTCAGCCCTCAACGATGCTGATCACCAGCTGCGTGCCGGTAAGGTTGGCTTGGGCCGCGTAGTTGCCCGCAGCGAGCCGCCCTACGGCAGCCTCGCCGCCCCTCAAAGACACGCAGGGCACAAGAGCCCCTGCGGATAGCTGCCCGAAAGAAACGGTCGCAGTGGCCACCGTGGACAGGTTGCGAGCGAAGAACAGGCCGACGCTAGACATCGTGGCCGTGGTGATCGCCACCGTGCCGGCGGCGTTCGTTCCCGGCGTAAGCGTCAACGTGTTGATGCCGCTGGCACTGCAGTCAGCTGTGACGCCAGACGCCACCAGGGCTTGATTGAGCGAGCCCTTGGCCAGCTGGGCGTTGATGTTCCACGTTAAGTCTGGCATGTCTGCTCCTACTGCTGTGTGGGCGTTCCGAAATACTGTTGAAAGTTGACGGCTTTGTGGACACGGCGAACGAGCACGGTGGGGGCACCCGTGGACAACGCGCCGGCTGACGTGAGCGGCTGCGGATTGCTGGCTGGAACTTTTTCGATTGGCTGCCCGCTGCCTGGGTCGTAATCGACAGTGACTCGCCTTTTCGTGCCGCCACTCAGAAAGTTCCAGCCGACATTGGGCAGCTGCAAAGGCCAGCCGTCAGGGCGATACTCAAGCGTCACCTCGACTTGCCAGTAGCGGATCTCGATTTCGTTCACTACCTCGACGGCCGGGTTGGCTGCGATGCCCGAGCACTTCCACGTATACGGATCGCCGCCTAGGTACGCAGACAAGTTCACGGAGTTCGTCACCGTGGTGGCCAACGCATAGTCGAACGTGGCACGGTTGCCGCTGATGGACGCCTGCAGCGTGCTGATGTCGGTCGTGGCCCCCTCGAAGAAATCGTTAGCAGAGTTCTGAAGCGGTGCGAGCGTGTCACCCTCGTAGTAGTAGAGCGCCGGCACCTGCAGGCCGCCCGTTGACCATTTCCATATGTCGGCCCGCGACAACGGGTTGGGGTCTACGTTCGCCTGCTTGGGCAGCTCGTAGTCCCACGTCACTTCGTAGTGCCAGCGTGAGCCGTTGTAGTTGGCCACGCTGACGTTCATTGCCTTGCAGTAGGACGCTTCCGGGTGAGCCTGCAAGAACACCACGCCAGGATAGTTGGCAATGTCCGTCTGCTTCGTCGTTGGGTCATCCACCTCAACAACGAACTTGCGCTGAAATACGGGCGGCTCGCCAAACTTCCGCGAAGCGGCGACGGTGGCTAGCTCGGTGAATGAAGTAGCAGCCATTACGCAGCGGCTCCCAAGATGTCCACCTTTTCTTGCTGCAACGCTCGAAGCTCGCCACGGATCTCGTCAAGCTTCTGAGTCTGCTTGCGGTACTCAGCGATGGCGGGATCTTCGCGGCCCGTGGCCAAGGCTAGGAACTGGGCCATGCCCTCGCTAGAGCGAACGTCGTTGGCCTTAAGTGCTTCGTTGGACTTGCCGCCGAGAGCGGCCTGACGCTCAGCAACCACCTTGTCGATGTCTTCCTGCTTAGCGGCCACCTTCTCGTCAATAGCGGCGGCCTCCTTGGCTCTTCTTTGCTGTTCTTTTGCTGCTTCTTCGGCGGCCTTCTCGGCGGCCTTGGCTGCTTCTTCTTGCTCTTTCCGTCGAGCGTCTGCAATTGCTTGCTCGTTGGCTCTGCGAGCCTCATACATCTGGAGATCTCTTTCAGCCTGCTCGTTGTCCGCTTTTCTACGAGCATCTGCTATAGCTTCTTCGTTTTGCCGTCGTGTTCCATACATCTCTAGTTCAGCGTCTAGGTTGTCCTTTGCTGGCGAACCCGCAGCGTCTGCACCGGCTTGTTCCGCGCCGGCCGCAGCCTGCGCTGCTGGCTTCTCGCCGCTCGCAAACGCCCGGCCAATGATTGGCACTTTTGACATGAAGGCGTAGAAGTCTTTGATCTTCTGGCTCGCCCAGTCAATCTGTTCTCCGATGTAGCCAAAGGCCGCATTCATTCCGCTGCGGATGGCCTCCACGACGTTTGTGAGCCCGACAATGAACGGCGACAGGAAGGTTTGCACAACCGCCCCGGCTACTTTCAGCACAATGCCAAGGGCTTCTCCCAGCACTCCAATAAGCTTCAGCACGCCTTCCACAACCGTTCCAAGGAGCGTGGCCACTGGTGCAAATGCTTGAGCGATTGGCGACAGAATCGACGTGATGCCCTCGATGACGCCGCTGATCCCGTCCGTAAAGCCAGCAAGTCCGGATTGAACGGCCGCAAAGGCTCCGATGAAAGGCGTCACGAACACATCGGCCAGCCCCGCGAAAGCGCTCTCGGAGCGTTCGCCGGCAGCAGTCGCCTCTTCCATGGCAAAGGCTAGGTTGTCCACCTGCTGGGCCTGCACCTGGCCAAGCTCAGCGTTCAGCGATTCCAGCGAGACGGTTCCGGCCGTGATCGCGGCTGCCATCTCAAAGGCTCGGTCCTTGGCATTCAGAAACGCCTTGCCAAGATTCATCGCAAGCAATGCTCCGCCGATGAGCGGATTGCTCAGCCCCAGCACAGCAGCTGCCGTAGTTCCGGCGGCACCGCCACCGAGGGCCAGGCCGATGCCAAGAGCCTTGGCGGCAAGAATCATCGTGCGGGCAGCCATGGCACCCTTAAGGGCACCAAGGGCAAAGTCTTTGAGCCCAGCAGGATTACGAATGGCGCTGAACAGTTTCCACTGGAAGTAGGTGTAGGCAATGTCTTTGCCAAACGCGATCACGCTGACGCCAGCATCGGCCACGCTCTTAGTGGCATCGCCAATCCCACCAATCGCACCGCTTAGGCCGTTGACGATCCGCTCAGTGACGCTGGCGGCACGCGCCATATCGTCTACGCTCGAGGTGGCCGCCTTGAGTTCTGCGTCAGCCTTAGCAACGGCCCTGCCGTAGACTTCTTGCGACAGGATGCCCTTCTGCATCATCGCGTCGAGCTTGCCGATCGTGTCAGCGTACTTCTCGGTGGGCGTCCGCAGTTCTGCCGTGATCTTCGCCGCCTGGCGAAACTCAGCAGCCGTGGCCTTTGCACTGGCCCCAACCTTGGCCAACTCGCGGTCTGCCTGCGCAACGCCAGCTGCTACGCCATCGGCGTTTGCACTCAGCTGAAATGCTAGGTCAAGTTTGGCCATTGTTTTGCGGTCTTAGCTTTCCGAGCTCTGCGGCAATCTCAGCACCTGTCATTGGCGGCCGACGAATCGGCATGAAGTCCTCGGGCTTTGGTGTCCTGCCTTTGACGTGCGGGGCTATCGCCAACGCCGCCAGCATTCCAGTCTGCTGCCACTCCCTGCCAAACGGCTCCACGTACCTATCGAACGCCATCCACTCTCTCAGCAACGTCACCGGCATTGCGTTGACGTATTCCCAACTCCAGCCAGTCGCTAACGCCAAACGAAACAGGAAGGCCCGGTCTGGCCGGGCTCTCAGTTTTTTGCCAGTTCCTCAATCGACTCATCGGAAAGGTTGTTGTGTTCCATGGCGGCCTGCCAAACGCGATTCACAACCTTGGCAGACTTTGCCGCCAGCTTCGCAACGTCGCCGTTATCAAAAAGCCGGTTGCCCTTGTCGTCAACAAGGCACCGCACCAGAAACTTGGAGCGGAAATCGTCAACGCCCGTTTCCTTTTTTCGCATCCACTCGTTTTCGTAGGCGTCACGCTCTCCCACGCTCATAACTCTCACGTACACATCACCACCCCACTCGGGCACGGTGAGCTTGAGCATTCCCAAATCGTCAGCGGCAAGAATCTGTTCTTTTGTCAGAGACGGCATGGCTACTCCGTAATCTTGAATACTGCGGTCCATTCCTGCAGTTCACCCACGCTAGCATTCCAGGCAAGCGATTGAAGGATGGATTTGCCAGACGAGAACGACGCGCCGGGGGCCGTGATTGAAAGTGCGCCGGTCATCGTGACGTACGACGGACTCATAAAGGTTACCGTGCTGCGACATCGCACCGTGACGGTGCCATAGTCGCCGTCTGCGGACTTGAACCGCTTGTCGCGCCCTTGGTAGCTCTTGGGCGTTACCTCAACAACGTCCGCAGAAACGCCGTCAACAGAAATAGAAATTACCTCAGAGAGCGCAGTGCTTCTCCAGGTAACGGTTGCGCCTTGCGAGACATTCGCCACGACGGCCTCCCGTCGTTACGACGCCTGGACCTTGAAGGTGTAGTTGGTCTTGACGAGCTCGCCAACGGCGTAGGCCACGCTGACAGACGAAACGGTGGCGGTGTATCCCGTGAAACCGGCGAAGTTCAGCGCGCCACTGCTTCCAATCGTCACCGTCGAGTTGGTGAGCGCGAAGCACTCAATGCTGATCTCGTCATCTCGCAGAGCAGGCGTCTGGTACAGACGATTCTTGCCGCTGGCAACGCCTAGATGCGTGCAGTCCAGCAGATCGCCGCCGGGCGTAACGCTGACGCTGGTGACGGTGTAGGTGGAACCGGCAAAGACGAAGTTGCTGCCCTGCGAATCGGCTGGCATCGTGGCCTTCTCCTAGTGAGTTATGGGCGGCAAGCCCTATTCACAAACTAGGCCATGCCGGGGCAACCCTTGCAGTTACTCAACGCCGTCTATGGCATTCTGCATGACGGCTTCAAGGTTGGCTTGAAGTGTTGCCTTCATGGCCGCCTTGTTTTGGTAGTAGGCCAGCCACGCAAACCGGCGGGCCACAACTTTCCCACGGCCTGCACGGGGGGGCGTGCCAAGTTCTAAGTACGGGCTGTGCGGGGCCACGCCTGACTTGTAGCCAACAAGTCCCACAACCGTCAGGCGGGCCTTGCCGCCATATTTCCGCACCACAGTCCCAGGCGATGAGCGCAGCCGGCCGGTACGAGCCTTGACCGCCGAGACGTTCTTGCGAAGAGCCCACAGGGCAGGCTGTAGTGCGTGCTCTACGGCCTCTACCACCTCAGACGGCTCAACTTGAAAGGCGTCAGCCAACGCTTTCTCTTTGAGCCAGCGAGCATCTTTCTGCGTCGTGTTGATCTTGAACGTGACTTGCCGGGCCATCACGTCGCCTCATTAATTCTAAAATCAAACGTCTGGACCACTGAGTAGTACGGCAGCATCTGGTCATCGGCTGGTAAGTCCACGCCGTCAGCCTCGCTCTGTAGCGTGCTCCGTTGGATCGTCACGCCAGCCGTCGTACCCGTCCAGCCATCCACCGCCAGGCGTACCGCTCGAGCAATCGACTTAACCGACGTGTACGACGTGCCGTAGGTGGTCAGCTGCAGCGTCACCACGGGGTTGCCGACGTTGCCGGCCAGAGACTGCGGACGCTCAACGGCGGTGCGTTGATACACGACAAGCGGCAGGGGCGTGCCCTGTGGGGCAATGAGCGGATACACCCGCGAGCCAATGAGCGAAGAAACGGCCGTCTGGCTTGTCAGGCGGGAGTACAGAAACGCTTCTGGTGCTTCGGGAAGGCTCATGCGTCACGCTTCTCCGTGCAGATGATTTCTTGATGCCGCAGCCTGTCCCGCTCAAGCACCTGCCCAATCTCTAGCGTGCGGCTGCGGTACTGAATCCGCATGGCACTCGTCAGCCCGTCTAGGTAGCGGATCTTCACTCGGTGCGTCATAAAGCCCACCGTCTCGGCAAAGCGTTCAGTCTCGCGGGCAGATAGCGAATCAACAGACGCCCACACGGTGGCAAACGTGCTCCACGTCAGCGTTGGCTCGCCAACCTCGTTCTTGGTGGTCGTGGCCTGCTGAATCGTCACGCGAGTCCACATGTCACCGGCGCGAAGCGTCATCGGTAGCTACCCCATCGCAGGGTGTCGAGCATCGCCTTGACGCCAAACGGCACCTCGGTCAGCGCGGCCTCGGCTGCCGCGTCGCGGTTGCTCCACAGGTGCGACACGATCATGAGGACGGCCGATTTCACCGGGGCCGGAACGCTTGTGCCGTCTGCGGAGTAGCCGGCGTACCACGTCACGGTGGTGCTGTTCTGGTCCACCAGGTGGGAAGGCCACGTCGTGCCATACAACGGCCGGCAGACGCCCGGGGTGGCCTGCCGGTCCACCCGGTACTCCGTGGCGTCCAGCGTCGCCGTAGAGGCCCCAGCGGATGGCGTGTAGGTGATCGTGACCGCCGTGGCAGTGCCAGACTGCACCATCGGCGGCCTGGGAAGTTCTACGTCCAGATTGGGCACCGTGCCCTGGCGGCCTTCGATGTTGTTTCCATCCGCCTTCAGCCCGAACTGCACCGGGCTGCCCACGGGGCCGTAGAACGAATCGAGCCGCATCGTCCACTGCGTCGTGCAAAAGGTGCGGTCGGTGTAGTCCTCGGCCCACCGGGTGGCTGCCGTGATCAGATTGCCGATTAACGCATCGTCGTCTGTGTTGTCGATACGCAGGTGCAGCTTGGCCTCGGCCAGCGTCACCGGGTTATTGGCGGGCTCGGTGGCCCGCACCAGGCTGCGATACCTCATCGGGCCTTCCTCCCTCTACGCCGCGTGGCGTCGGCCGTTTCAGCGGCCCGGTTCTCCACCATCGCCACCTCGAGCAGCTGCGGCTCGTCGGCGACGATCTCGACCGCCCCGGCGATGACGAGCGACTTCGCCGGCCCCTTTGGATATTCAATGATGTCGCCCTTGCGGTACGCACCGTGGGGCCGCAGGAACCGCAGGCGGACGTGGTCAGGTTGCATTG